AAACTATCTAAAGCAGCTACAGCTTTGACTTTTTGCTCCGCTGCCCCAGGTATATCAGGAACAGGGGCATGTAATAATTCTGTAATCTTCTCCATGTTCTCAGGTTTAAAGTTTTCATCTAACCCAGCTAAGGTTTCTAACTTAAGGGAAATATCTTGTGCTAGAGACTCCAGTTTAAGATCATTCTCATCTGGTAGATCCTCCCCCTCTCCCTCTGTTGCTGCTCCTCCCCCCTCTTCTTCTGGGGCTTCAGGGGTAGACCCATCTTCTTCACCACCAGGAAAAATTTTCCCCCATAAAAGATTAGCGGAAGGTCCTTTAACACGCTCTCCATCGGCACCTACAACAGAAGCAGTTTGAGGTTGAGGAGCGGGATCATTTGGATCCGTAGCTAGAATTTTTCCATCTTCCTTCCACACATCAATTCCGTTCAAAGTGCCAGGAGCCTCTCGGGTTGCTGTACCAGCAGCAGCTATCAAATCAGCAACCTTTTCTTTAGAACCCTCATCCCCCTCACCCTCTTCTTCTCTCAAAGAAAGCTTAAATTTCCTGCGTTTAAGAAGTTCATAACTATTTAAAAGAGAGTAGTAGTAGTCCATAATTACTTTATTATAGCAAAAAGCCCAGCCCAGAAAGTCCTAGGCTGGGCTTTGTCCAAATTAATTTTATTTATTTGTTACTGAGAGGCTAACGCTCCCCCCACAGGGGCACCAAAAGTGACATGCTCCATGAAATCATACTTGAAGGTCATTTCAATAGTATGGAAATCATTAGTAGAGTAATTAAATTCAGCAGTCTTCCAAGAGATTGGGTAAACTCCAAACATTCTTGTCTCCATTAAGGGCTGTCCTTGAGCATCCAAAGCAACAATCGTAGTTCGTTGGGATTTCCAACCCCCTACAGGTGGTTTAGCTGGACTACCATTCGCCTCTTCAGTTAAGAACTTTCCGTTGGTAGGATCATAAATCGTTGAGAACCATTGCCAGAGAGTGTTAGCAATCTTAGGCTGGTAGAAGTTATCAAAAGTAACAGTAACTTCTTCTGGAGAAGCCTTACCAGGGTAGAAGACCTTATCGTTTACACGATGCACTTCAATAGCTTCCGTCGAAAAGCCCACCGCAGTTACTTTCTTTGCAGCCAGAGTAAGTTTTCCTCCAGGATCCTGATTCACGGTAGAGGGAAGCTCAAAATGAACTTCAAACTGGTAAGCTCTTACAGAGTCTAAACCTTCAGAGATTACAGGTAATCCGCTGTTTAGTGTACCAGCACTACCCCGTCCAGTATCCGCTGGATCTAAGTAGTAGGGAGAGTTAATTGCATTTGCCATTTATATTTTCCTATTAGCCCATTTGAGCCGATTGATTAGTAAGATTGAGTTCAAAAATCACAATCTCTGCGGTCTTAGTAGGCTTAATAAGTACCTTTGTCCACATTTCGTTTCGATCAATTCTTACTGGTGTATTAGTAGTCTCATCACAGATCACCTTGAACTGAGTAATACCTCGTCTACGGGAAATGTCATCCAGCATCGGGTTCAATAATTGTTCCACTCTAGTCCAAGTAAACTTATCGTTAGGTTCGAATACCAGTCTTTGAGTAGAAGCAAGAATTGCTTTCTTAATGTAAATCATCATGCGTCTTACATTAATTCTATCCAGAGCAGTAGGCTGTCTCTGAGTAGTTCTTTGTCCAAAAATAGCAATCCCGTTTTGGGGGAAGTTAACAATGGGGTTAAGACAGTTTCCACCAGAGTACATAGAGTCTCTGTCTCCTTGGTTGAGGACCACCTCTACATCCGTAGGCTTAGTGAGTCGCCCTCTAACGAACCCAGCGGGAGCAAACCAGGGATCGGACACAGAATCCGTAACACCCATCTGACGGGCTCCGTAGATCTCAGGAGCAAGCCAACGATCTTTGCCGTCCCACACTTGAAACACTTTTAACCAAGGCCAGTATAGAGCAGCATAAGAGCTATTCACAGCAGCCGTTCTGGTAGTAGCAAAACCGTTACTCCAATCAATTGCATCCCCTGGAGTACCTATAGCATAAGGAGGAGAGATACAAGCAAGGAAGTCTGTAGTTCTTTCAGCCACAGTGATCAACCCGTTTTGAATGGACTGGTTATCACCAACCCCTGCTCCTGGAGCAAGAGCAATAGAGATATTAAGAACTGGGTCATCTAAAGCTTCTATACCAGTCTTACCACCATCACTTTCAACAGCACCCACAATAGCAGTTACCACATCAGCAGCGGCAGTAGGAATACCGTTGTCACCATCAGCCAAATTGTAAGTACCTTGAACCAGTTTAACAAAGCGAGGGTTAACAGTATCTGCCGTGGTTCCAGCCCCTTGTCCACCAGTGAGAGTAATAGCTGTACCTACAAGACTGTCTAATCTATTTTCAAAAGAAGTAAGCTCAGTAACTGCAATACCATCATCATACTCCCCAGAAGCAAAGTTAGCGGTGATATAGTTAGAAGTTCTTCCATCGTAAGTAGTACCGATACTATCTTCTAAGAAGGACGCTGAAACCATACCTGCTTTAAAGCTTTCTGCTGCCACACCAAGATTATTAACTTGTTCTTGAGCATTGTCACCACCATTAACAGCTACCTCAAAAGATACACCACTAGTGGTTCCGTCTGTTTTTGTTCCAGCATTATAACCCGCTCCAGGCCAAAGACTCTTAACTTGATAGCATGCAGCAGTAGTATTAACACTTGTTCCAGAAGTAGTACCATCCGAAGTAGGAGTCCCTGAAGCACCGAGCCCGTTAATAGGAACAACTCCAGCAACCTCTACCCAAGCATCAGCAACATCCAGGACTTCCATTTTACATTCCACAGTAGCAGCTTGACCAGCAGCCAGTCCGACAATAAAGGACGAGGCATCTACAGTATTTGCGTCAGCAAAAGCTCCCACTTTATCTGAATCTAAAGCTCCCCCAAGGACTTTCTTAAGACCCGCAATAGTTGTAGCCCCGTTGGACGCAGAAAGAGATAGAGTTGAAGGGGGAATAGTAAACACTTTAGCATCTACAATTTTAGTTCTGGCATTATCATAAGTAGTGATAGTAAATCTAGTACTAGAAGTAGTATTATCAGCACTACCAATAGCAGACATTCCTAAATTATCAGTCCAAGGTCCTAGAGTAATAGGTTCAACACTTGTACCACTAACAATAAAGGAGGGACAGCCCCCTATTTGAACAGCAGCAGAAGCTTCAAGTCTGTTAGAATCAGCCGCTCTAATGAATCTCATAGAGTTGGTAGCTTCTAAAATTTCTAGCGCACCTTCAAGAGCCTGACCCTTGATACCTTCATTCGGCTCTCCAAACACATCAATAAGTCCTTGTTGGCTAGTGATTAGGGTAGCTTTCTGACCATTAATTCCTGCAATTGGTCCCCGTGAGGCAAAGCCCACGATTCCAACCACAGATGAATTAATTTGTGCGGGATAATCTGAGATATCCTTTTCAATAACATATACACCTGGGCTTACAAAATTTGGCATTTTTAATATCTCCTATTATGCGTTCTTAATAGTGATTAGATTGCGTTGTTGGTATCTAATCACATGGTCTGTAATATATGAAGCGGGAACTTTAATGGTTTGCTTTGGAGTAAGAAAGGTATCTTCAATACCTGTGGGGGTCTGAAAGGGTAGACTCCAACTTTGAAGGCTAACATTGGTGATAGCCTTCAGATTTGTAGGGACCTTTTGTACTTTTTTTGGTTTAATGGACTTCATATTTTATTCTCCATAGTATATACACTCTCTAGAGCAGAATGTAACCATTTTTTTTAATAGATTGTGGTTTCAGCATTAAACTCTTCAATTTCTCCAGTAGAGGTAATTAAAAACTGTGGATTAGGGATATACCCCTCTAATTTCACAGCTATAGTGCGTCTAATAACTCTCTCTTGTCTGTCAGACAGTTCTACTGTAGAATTATCCGACTCACTCTCTATAAAAACATGAGCAACATTCGTATAGGAGTTTTTAACCACTAAATGAGGGTTAAAAAGGAGCCTAATCTGTTCTAAAAGCTGATCCAAGTTGGCTTTATACTTAGCCCAAATATTAATACCGTACTTAATATCCACGGGTCTGGGAGCTTCACTAATTATCCTTACAGCCCTCTGCTTTTCTTCACTCCAAAAAGTTTCATTCACTATTTGGGGGGCACCCCTACGCCTCTTGTCAGCATCATCTGAGGAGTTTTGATTAATAGATATAATAGGAAGAATAATATTATTCTCTTGCTTCAGCTTCCCTATAGTTCTTTCAGGGTTTGCATGAATACATTTTACATCTACTAAATTGGCTTCTGAATCAATGTATGCCAGGGTTCCTAGTTTAGAAATCATAAATCTTAAAGCTTCTCTATAGAAAAGGGGAATCTTATTAACCTTAGTAGTTCTAGCTACAATTAAATCCCTAGCCCACTGATCTGGAGTCTGTTGAGCAGTAAAGGTAGGAAACTCCCCAGACCCAAAGCTCTCTACTATATTAGTTTTATAAGCCATCGTAACCCTCCTCTAAAGTGCTGATAGTTTCAGACCTACCTAACGGATCTGAAGTTTGAGTAAGAGGAGTATCCTGTACATCTGCTGAGTCACGAAGGAGTTTGGCAGCACAAGTAAGATGATACACTCCATAAATCTCAAAGCTATCTTCTTGAACCTCTATAATCTCATAGCGTTGATTCTGAAAGCGAGGTTGAAGAACATCTCCAGGCTTTAATTGACCTCTAATTCTCTGCTCCATATAGGTTTTATTAAAGATAAAAATCTGATCGTTGGTTAGCTCTATTCCAAACTGGCTTAAGTTTTCTTCTAATACTTTAGGTTCATAGTGACCGTAAACTAAAACGGGGTCCTTAGATATAGGCTTATTCCTAGCTTCCATATAGACTTCATCGTACTGGCTTTCTCCCTGCAAATATGCATAGTATAGTATCTCTGATCCTGAGATTTTAATCATCTCATCATCTATTAAATTAAATAAATTGATATCTGGATTAGCAGGATCAAAGAAGTTTAATTGACCAGTAGAGTCCTCTAACTGTGGTAGAGGAGGAGGAGTTACCCCTACTTTGAAGTTCTTTTTAGGCATTAGTATGTTGAGAATCTAGGGGGTTCTTCGAACTCATTGAGCAGTCTTTCAAGTAGTTTATCTTTTTCTTCTTTACTTTCTTTTACTAGAAGATCACCATTTAGTCTAGCTCCACCACCTGGAGAAGGTACAGTTTGATACTTACCTCTGATCTGACCCAAGGTTCCCTTTGCACAAGCAAGAGCGTACTGCTGAATCCAGTTTCTGTACGCTGGATGTAAGGTGTTAGAGTTAAGTCCTCTATAGATAATGATAACAGTTTGTAAACTAGTTACAGGCTTAGGAGTAATGTGTAAGAAATTATTATCTAACACAGTAAACGCTCCTTCTTGTCCTAAAATCTTTCTTGTCATCTCTAAGTTCTGTTGCAGAAGATAA